AACTAGCACAGAAATTCAAATTATAAAACAATACCTACAACAATGGTGTAAATTAAACAACTTTAACAAAAGAATGTTTAAAATATTAAGAAATGTATTCAAATATGGTGATTCATTTTTTATTAGAGACCCCGAAACTAAAAAATTGTTTCACGTTGACCCAGCAAAAGTTAGTAAAATAATTGTAAATGAAAGTACAGGTAAAGAACCTGAACAATATATTGTTAGAGATATTAATTTTAACTTTAAACATTTAGTTGCTACTACACCTTTTCAAACTACAGGTAATATTACTGGAGGAGGTAGTGGATATTTAACTGGTGGTGTTAGAGGAATGGTTGGAGCAAACTTCCAAGAGTCTTCAGGAACAAGATTTGCCCATGGACAAAGAGAAATTGCTGTAGATGCCTCACATATTTTACACTTATCATTAAGTGAAGGTTTAGATAATAACTTTCCATTTGGAAATAGCTTACTTGAATCAATATTCAAAGTTTACAAACAAAAAGAATTACTAGAAGATGCAATTATAATTTATAGAGTACAGAGAGCACCGGAAAGACGGGTATTCTATATTGACGTAGGTAATATGCCAAGTCACCTTGCAATGCAATTCGTTGAAAGAGTTAAGACTGAAATTCATCAACGAAGAATTCCATCAGCAACAGGTGGCGGGCAGAACGTCATTGATAGTGCATACAATCCTTTATCAATAAATGAGGATTATTTCTTCCCACAAACAGCTGAAGGAAGAGGATCTAAAGTAGAAACACTACCAGGTGGTACTAATTTAGGTGAAATAGACGATTTAAAATACTTTACAAACAAACTTGTAAGAGGTTTACGTATTCCTAGTTCATATTTGCCTACAGGTCCTGACGATAGTCAAGCACAACACAATGATGGCAGAGTAGGAACAGCATATATACAGGAATTAAGATTTAACAAGTACTGTGAAAGATTACAAAATTTACTTTCAGATGATTTTAATCAAGAGTTTAAAAAATATCTATTAGAAAAAGGTGTTAATATAGATATAGCTATGTTTGATCTTAAATTTCAAACACCTATCAATTTTGCAAGTTATAGACAAGCAGAAGTAGACAATAGCAGAATAGCTACATATTCACAGTTAACAAATATTCCTTTTATATCTAAAAGATATGCATTATCAAGATTTTTAGGTTTAACACCAGAAGAAATGGCTGAAAATGAAAGATTATGGCGTGAAGAAAACGATGCAGACGCACAAATTAAACCTACAGCTTCTTCAGGAGAGTTAAGAACACAAGGAATTAGTACAGCAGGTATAGAACAGGATTTAGCTGGAGCAGAAGCAGAGGCTGAACCCGAAGCACCTACAGGAGGAGCATCACCAACACCTCAACAAGGTGGAGCACCGGTAACACCACCAGGTGGAACTCCTACGCCAGGAGCATAAATATTGATACAATGATATTACGTGAACTATTTTATTTTGATAAAGACAGTATGCAACCAGTAGACATTAAAAACTACGATGCTGGAAGTGACGAATCTGTAATAAACATAGATGATACTAGAAAAACTAGACTATCTTTACGACAAATCAACAGAGCAAGAAAAGCCGGAGAGTTTCATAAGGAAGAACAATCAAAAGAATTAGAACTTGTGAGAACAATGTACGGTGCCGCTAATCAACCAGAGATGTAATCTATGTCCGTTGCTTTTGTATTAGGCAATGGTATCAGTAGAAAAGTAATTCCACTAGAACCATTAAAAGAAAAAGGTAAAATTTACGGGTGTAATGCCATATATAGAGATTACCCTGGCTTATGCAATCATATTGTTGCCGTAGATTCTAAAATGGTCTTTGAATTAGTTGAAAATAACATACCTAATAAAACTCCAGTTTGGACAAACCCTAATAGATCATATAAAAAGTTTCAACATTTAAATTTCTTTGAACCTAGTTTAGGTTGGAGCTCAGGTCCAACTGCTTTACACCTGGCTAGTATACATAGACACAAACTTATCTATATTTTAGGCTTTGATTTTATGGGTACACCCGAAGGTAAACATAACAACTTATACTCTGATAGTAAAAATTATAAAAAAAGCTCTGATGTTGCAACGTACCATGGTAATTGGAATAGACAATGTTGCATTATCTTACAAAAAAATCCTTCCAAAACTTATATTCGTGTAATTGCCGACCGAGCAGATCCTACATTTAAGGCTGTAGATCTTAAGAAATTTACAAATTATCATGAATTAAAAGTTTCTGAGTTCAAACAAAGATACAATCTATAAAATTTGTTCAAAAAAGGGCCTGTTGGGCCTATTTCGACTAAAAAATAACGATTTTGTGTAAATAAATGGACGGACAGTCTAGAATACACATAACAGGAGATAAAAATGTCAGATAAAAAAGAAAACACATCTGTAAAAGCTGAATCTGTGGAAGCCCCTAGTAAATTTGAGCAAATGCTTGAAAAACTAGTTGCTGATGACAGAGCAGGCGCGGATGATCTATTCCACGAAATCGTGGTAGAAAAATCAAGAAGCATTTACGAAGACCTATTGGAAGACGATATTAAAGAAATCGAAACTCCAGAGGCTAGTAAGGACGAAAAAACAGCTGAAGCTGTAACATCTGAAGATAAAAAAGAAGATGACAAAGCAGATGCTAAAGAAGAAGATACAAAAGAAGCTACAAAAGAAGACGACAAGGAAGAAAAAGTTGAAGAAGTTGCTAAAGAAGATGATAAAGAAGAAGTAACTAAAGAAACACTTGTTGACATACAGCCAGTTGAACAACCGGCTCCAGAAGTAGCATCAACACCAACTGCAGAAATAGGTGCTGACCCAACAGACGACATGGTCGGTGACATTGAAGTAGACGGTGACAAAGATAATGGCGACGAAGCGCCTTCAGATGGTGAAGACCTTGAAGATCGTGTAGTTGACTTAGAAGATGCAATCGACGAACTTAAAGCTGAATTTGACGCAATGATGTCAGATGGTGGCGATGCAGAAGCTCCAGCAGACGACGAAGCTGGTGATGACGCAGAAGGCGACGATGATGCAGAGGGAGAAGCAGAAGCTACTTCCGAACTTGCTGGCAAAGAGCAAGAAATAGAGCAACCAAAAGTTGAAAGTAAAACAGTTGAAGCAAAAGCTACAGCTACTCAATCACCAAGAGAAGAAATGAGAGAATATGTTAATAAAGTAACAGCATCTGATAAAGATGGTACTGATAATAGCAAATCTCCAGTTAACGCTGATGGTGGTAAAGGGCAAAAAGCTTCAGCGGAAGCTGTAAGTACTTCTACTTCTGAAGAAAAAGGTGGAAAGGCTCCTAAAGCAGGAGACTTATCTGGTGGAAACATCAACACACCTGGCTCTAAAGATGGTTCTAAATTAAAACCAGCAAAGGCTAATAAAGCTGACGGAACTGATAGTTCTGCTAAGAAATCAGCTATTGGCAGTTAATAATAAGAAAAAGTAGGACATAGTATTGATGATATCTTTACGTGAGACACTGACCTTCGACCAAGCAAAAATGGTTGTTGAGTCCAAAGATGAAAAGAGCGGGAAGTCCTTATATATGAAGGGCATTTGTATCCAAGGTGGCGTTAAAAACGCTAACCAACGGGTATATCCTGTTAGTGAAATCCAACGGGCTGTCAGTACACTCAACGATCAAATTGAAGGCGGATATTCAGTTCTAGGTGAAGTTGATCATCCTGAAGGTCTTACAATAAATTTGGACCGTGTGTCCCATATGTTATCAAGTATGTGGATGGACGGACCTAATGGTTATGGAAAACTAAAAGTATTACCAACGCCGATGGGAAAACTAGTAGAAACAATGCTTAACAGCGGAGTTAAATTAGGAGTCTCATCGCGTGGTAGTGGTAATGTTCAAGAAGACGGCATGGGACCTTATGGTTCAGGTGAAGTTAAAGATTTTGAAATAATTACCGTTGATATCGTAGCTCAACCAAGTGCTCCGGGAGCCTATCCAACTCCCATTTATGAACACTTGTTAAACCAAAGAGGTGGATATAAGGCTTTAAACATGGCAAGAGAAGGACAGGCAGAAAATTATTTAAAGGATTCGTTAATTAATATAATTAACAAACTCCAATAACATAAGGAGAAACATAATGTTAGATGCACTGAAATCACTTTTTGAGAACGACGCAATTTCAAAAGAGATCAGAGCGGAAATAGAGTCAGCATGGAACAAAAAGATTGATGAAAATCGTCTTGAAGTTACTGCGGAACTTAGAGAAGAGTTTGCAAAGAAATATGAGCACGATAAAGCAACATTAACTGATGCTGTAAATGCCATGGTTCAAGAAAAACTTGAAAAAGAGATCGCAGAGTTCGCCGATGACCGTAAACAACTTGCAGAGCAAAAAGCCAAGTATGCGGTTCATAT